AATAATATCTAACCCTTTATTTGTATAAGTATAAGTAATCAATATAGGACAATTTTGCAAAAAGGCAAAAACCCCAAAAACCCTTTTTTTGCCCGATTTTGGGGTCGGCAAAAAAAATGCCTATATATATCCCTTTGAGTTCAAAAACGGGCAAGAAAAGGGTTTTTGGGGTTTTATTCATTTTTAACCTAAACCCTCCCAGAATACGGTATTTTAGTAGAAATAAAATATCGTGCTTAATTATACAATGCCAATAACCCAAGACGACTTTGCAAGGAATGCTTCTCGTATATCAGTGATCATAATGTCTCAAATGGGTAAGTATCCATTAATGAGTTATCGCCGTTTGATAAATGGTGAACAGCGTAAGTTTAACCGATTAATGAATGAGTATTTGAGTAATTTAGGGGAGGATTGGGAGGAGAGAATCATAGCGGATTTCAATCGTATATGCGACGAGGAGTTATTCACTGATAGTTTTAACCCTGAATTGATACCGGTATCCCAGAGAGAAGGAGGAAAGGAATTGTTATTGACGGAGGAACAGAAGGTGTTTGTAGACGAGGCGGAATACAAGAAACTAATGCAGAACTTTCCAATTTAGGGACATATTTATGGGGTGATTTTTTCTATACTATATATTATAGAATGAATCCAAATACGATAAAAACGCAGTTGGACGGGCAGAAGGCGAGACAGCAATATATAAATGCTTTGAGGGTTCAAGCGTCAAATAATCAATTGAACGCGAACGCAAATATGATATTGAAGCAGACGGGAGCGACACCGACTCAACCAGTTGATTTTAGGACAACCACGGAACGATATGCTGATTTAGAGTCAAAGCGTATACTGTTGGAAAAGCAATTGAAGTCAATAACGGACGGCACGAGTGCCTCGGTAATAGCGCACCAACTGACACCACAAGAGGTGGAGTTTGCGGTGGGAGCAATGCCGTATATACAGAGGGAATTGTCAATGAAATATGCACTGGGAGTCCCCGCCCCGGTGGCGGTAGCATATATTCGCACACTGAAAGACAAGGAGGAATTGACAAATGGAGTTGATTTTGGATTGCAACAGGCGACTGGTCGTGATATATTGCTTTCCAATATGGATATACTGAATAATATGCCAAGCGATCAACAACTGAATGAGGTAATTAGTCTTCTGCGAGAATTGAAAGCACCAATGGCGAGAAGAGTTGTAGAAGATTTAGAGAATATACGCAAAATGACACCAAATGAAAAGCGTCTTGCCGATATAGAAAAACTCCCGCCTGATATGAGACAGGAGGTTTATGAAGTATTGGACGAAGTATTGGGTAATATACCTACTAAACAATCTATAGACGAAATCCAAACGAGATTAGAGAAGGTTCGTGGAGACCCAAGAGCAATGCAAGGTGAACTGGCAGATATACAAGTAGAATTGCACCAGAAGTTGGAGGAAGTAAAACGTGTAGAAGATTTATACGATCAAGTAGGAGAGGCAGTGGCAGTGGAGGCAAAAGTAATGCCAATAGAAGTTCAAGCAGAACCCGTTCCAGGAGGAGGAAGAAGAGGAGCGTCAGAGGATATTGCGGATTGGAAACGTGCTCCATACGGAGGACCAACCATGCCACAAAAGCGTGAGATTATACAGAGAAAACTTGACGAAAACACAGAATTACAAGGAATGCAAATCCCAACAGAAACAACACCGTCATTTAGGTTGGGTATAAACTCATTGGGTAAAATAAAGAATCACGACGATTTGAATACTATATACGAGGCGATAATGGGTAGATTGGGTTCAATGAAAGCACCCCAACAAGAACAAGAACCCGCCCCTGAAGGAGAACCTTTGGTAGGAGTTGGAATGCGTGGTAGAGGGTTAAAACCTCGTATTCGTCGTGATAGAATTGCTCATTTGACGGAGGGAGTTGTTGAGAAACCGAAACCATATATCCCATTTGGACGCTATGTGATTCATAGGTATGATTTGGATAATGGTAAACTGAATATTAAAACGCCGAAGGGTGGTTCTATCAAAGAATTACCGAGTCAGAAAATCTCTCTCAATTTAGGTAAGATATTGCAATCAATTGGAAAGGGTGTGTTGCCTGATTATGACAGAGTGAATGCTTTGAAAGACGAAGACAAGGAGGTATTGCATAGGGTGATACACCATAGTCGTATGACGGATAAGGTGAGTGTTCCCACACCAAAGTCCAAGACAGAAGAAGAGGAAATCAGTGATCGGTTTGATATATTGAAGGGTGAGATAATGGCGGGTAATGACAACCCGAAGATAGTGAAGGAATTGAAGACACTGTTAATGAAGTTGATAAGCACGGGGCGAATCCCACGTAAAGAGGCGCATGATATATTGACCGATTTAGCAAGTATGGGTATTTAAAAAATATCCTACAATATATATAGAATGAGTGATTTAGCACACGGCGGAAGAGCGATTTGGAAAGTAGGACACCCTCATATTTCAAATGATATACCGCAAATGAGGAGTGGAGGATTTCAACCACCATTTATAGCGGGAGGTAATCAGGTTGCCTATTATTTAGGAATAAAGAGTAATGCAATTACGGCGACTACCCCTTGTAGTAGTTGTATTTCTCATTATGAGAAGGTTGTAAAGAAGCATAAAAGAGGTAAGCATTAAGTAATCTTTCAGATAATAAAAATATAATGTAATTGTATAGTAAAATGGTTGCGAGTATCGTAATAAATAGCAGTAATTTAATAAACCAAAACGCAGGGAATAACACTTTTGTGTATAATTTTCCCAACTCCGTATCGTTTCCGCACCACGAGATTGCGATTCAATCCGTGAGTATGTATTACAGTTGGGCAAATATCAGTGCATTGTTGGGGAATAACACATTCACATATAGAATGAATACCCCGGGGTCAGTGTTGAGAACGATTGTGATACCCGACGGATTGTATGAGATTTCAACTATCAATGAGTATTTCCAAAGTATAATGATTGCAAATGGCGATTATTTGTTCAATGGCACAAACAATGTGTATTATGCTGAAATGGTTGTAAACCCGACACGATATGCCGTGCAAGTGAATACATTTCCAATCCCGCAAGTATTACCAGCAGGTTGGACGAACCCAGCGGGATTTGTGTTTGCCGTGAACGCCACCACGCAACCCACCTTGACATTCCCAGCGAACTTTTCTTCTATAGTAGGATTTGCCCCCGGGTTTGCCACGGCGGGTAATGGAACTGCAACCAACTATTCGGTATTATCAACTGTTGCCCCGCAGGTTCAACCGAACCCAAATGTCTATTTAGCGGTGAGTAATATTAGCAATCCGTATTCAATTCCCAATAGTATAATTTATAGTATATCACCGAGTGTTGCATTTGGTTCACAGATAATAGAACGCCCACCTCAGTTTGCTTGGAATACATTACTGCCCGGGACATACAATCAACTCCGTTTTCAAATATTAGGAAGCAATTTCCAACCGTTGCCGATCTTGGATTCCAATATTACTGTGCTTTTAGCGATTCGTAATAAGAAGGAGGGTTTAGACAGTTTGAAGTCGGTGATTGACGGAGGAAAAGCGTAGAGAAATGAAAAATAATATGTTGCTTAATTATATAACAAATAATGGATAGCAGTGATTTAACAGAACAATATTTAGATAAACTCTATGAAGACTTTCACAAGGAGCAAATGCGACTAATGACTTCCTTAAGGAATACCCAACTCCCAGCAGAGAACCCGAAGAAAGAACAAGAGACTCAAAAACAGTTGTCCTATTTAAATACGCTAATGATTAATACATTGAGATTACGGAATCTCCGGAAGGCGATATTATTTAGGGGAAACACTTGTTAGATAAAATCTATGCATTATTTATAAAATGCATAGACGAAGTCCGAATATTTGTGTAGCAGGACGCATTCACCGCCCAATGTTGGCGAAAGGAATGGGATCGGTGATATTAAGCAAAGGAGGACCCGGGGCGGGTTCTTCCTATTCAAGTGTGCAAGAGTATGAAGATACAACGGGGAGAGGTTTAGCAAGTAGTAAACTCTCGGACAAATTGTCAAAGTTGATTGTCAAACCCCTGACCAAAAAACCGAAGAATATCGCTTTTGATATTTAGGCATTCGGTAGAGAATGATTTAGTGTATAGTTTCTCAAAATATTTTATTTAGATACTATATATAGAAATGAGCGCCGATACATTAGTTTTTGATATGTCGTCCCAGAGCGAAGGTTCTCCCGAGGTCTTCGTTAAAAAGGATTGGTTGAGTATTTTAGACAACCAGAATCAATCGTATGTGGGAAATCAATCTATCATTGATACTTCTCAACTTGCGAACTCCAACAAGTATATGAACTACCGTGAGGCATACCTTTCCATTCCCCTTCTTCTAACCCTTACGGGTGTGAATGTGGGCGGAGGGGTTGGGTTCTCACCTGCCACTGCTGCTACTTCTGCTGATTTCGTTATGGGTCTTCGTGCTTGGTATGGTTCTATTATCCATTCCTTCACTCTGGATTACAACGGAACTACGATCGTTCAGCAAACTCCCTATGCTGGTATGTGGAATACCTTCAAACTCCAAACTTCTCTCTCAGTGCAAGATTTGACTACCCAGGGTCAAAAGATCGGTTTCTATCCCGACAGTGCTTTAGCGGTAAAATACACTGCCAACGCCAACGATCCAAGCGGTCCCGGCACTTCCAACAACAAGAACTTCACTGCTTCTTCTGTGGTGTCAGGTGCTTTCTCTGCAGGAACTATTACCAACACTGGTCTTCTCCAGCGTCAGTTGGCGTGGGCATTTGACCCTGCCGGTGTCGTCGGTGCCGGTTCAACTTATGCTTCTCTGTTGCCCACTGCAAGTCTCAACCTTGCTTTCAAATCCTACATTTTCAACAAGGTAAACGGAACTGACGCTGCTAACCACGGGTGTGTTCAGGTTGCTATTACTGCCACTGTTATGTTGAAGCACATTCACTCATTCTTTGAGCGTGTGCCTCTTCTCAAGGGTGTGTTCATGAAACTTACTTTGGCGCTCAATCAATCTTCCGTGTCTTTCACCTATACCACTGCTGGTGGTGCTGGTTTCTCCGCCGTTGCAGTTTCTTCTCCTCTGGGCGGTATCAGTCCTCTAATGCTTGCTTCGGGTGTTGCTAACAACGGCAGTGCTGGTCTGATTACCGGAACCTACACTGCTTCTATTGCTGTCGGCGGTCGCGTCCTCAACCAAGCACAGGTTTCTGCCCCTGGAAACCCAACCCAGAACTCCCCTCTTTCCCAATCTGTGCAACTGGTTGTGCCTGCTTACACTTTCAACCCTGTATTTGAGACTGCTTATCTTTCCAGTCCTATCAAGAAGATTGTCTACAGTGATATTTACCAGTATCAAGTGGTTAACCAGATTTCTGCTGGTGGCGTGTTTAATAACCTTATCACAAATGGTATCGCCAATATCAAGTCCGTGCTGGTTCTTCCATTTTTCCAGTCTGCTGAAAACGGAGGTCTTCAACCTTACCAATCTCCCTTTGAAGGCACTGGTGCTGGTCCTACTTCTCCTTTGTGTTTGTTAGGCAACTTCAACATTCAGGTGTCGGGACAGAATGCCATTTACAACACTGAGAAATACTCATACGAGCAATTCAACAACCAACTTTACGGCGAAAATGCTGTCAATGGCGGTATGACTGACGGGTTGACTTCTGGTTTGATTGGTCTCACTGACTTTGAGTCGTGCTACAACTACTACTATGTCAATGTTGGGCGAATGCTTCCTGTGGAGCAGTCTGTTCCTAAGTCTGTCAATATCATTGGACAGAACCTTTCTGCCAAGGCGATCAACCTCTTTGTCTTCATTGAGTATGGCGTTGAGGTCTCGGTTGATATCTTGACCGGAGCACGTGTTTAATATGGAGTTGAAATGTAAAATCAAAACCGCAGACGAACCCTCCATAGTCTCCATTTTATACCATTATTACATAAAATAAATAAAAAGTATATAAATATAAACCCACAATATAAAACAGAGACAATGAGTGCAGTAGAAGTAATTACCTATTTAGAATCTATTATCAATCCTAATTGGATTGACAATACAAAATTACAGAAAATAAAAAATAATATAAAAATGGCGGAAGAATTAGTCAAAAACACAGAAATATTGAATGATTACAAAAGAAAAGAACTTGACAAAAAATATGGATTTTTGTATACAAAATTACGACCACAAATATGTAATGAAATATTGAAAGAATGTTTTATAGAATCACTGCAACAATATATAGTGAATGTTGCAGAATAGGTGAGTTTTGCCGTTCTTTATAAACAGTTGACAACCATTCAATAATAAATCCAACTAAAAATCCGAGCATTATTATACTATTTGGATATAAAAGGAGGTAAGTTGTGCTGACCCCTAAGAATCTGTTTTAAATCAATTTGTTTTTTTGCTTGTAAAGGGTCAATTTCGGAGGCGGTTAATGGTGTATCTTTAGAAATCCGTTTATGAGGACGGTAAACAGGGTATGATTTACCTCCAATATCACGCCAGTCTTCCCTAAACCACCTTGCCAGATTTTTGGGTTGATTATCGTCGGCATACCTCCCACCTTCTTTTTTGTATTGTCTGACAACCCACCCACTCTTGTATGCACTGGGTTTATCGTATATTTTATCTGCTTCTCGTTTCACACGATTGTAGAGTGCTTGATCTAATATGATAGGCATTATAAACTATAAACAGAAAAAGATATGCATTATCTCGCAATTAAGTTTTTCCCATTATATTTATTTTGTGTGTAGTATATATATAATGGAAGGTCTATCGGTAAAAAAACTATCCCCGAAAAGTTTAGCAAAACTCAAACGGGGTCATACAGTTCGTATAGTGCAAGGCGAAGGAATGACTTTGTGTGTTTCTCCCGAAAAGTTCAATCATATAACCCGTTCTTTCTCCAAGGGGCGAGGTATGAATGTGAGTTTATCTCCTGAAGAGATTGCACACAATCACGGTAAGGGATTGTGGGACAAAATCAAGAGTGGAGTGTCTCAATTGGCAAGTAGCGACGTAGTTAAAAAGGTGGGTTCTAAAGTTGCTGATAAGTTGACAGACAAGGCATTGGAGCACGGTGAGAAGTATTTGGAGAAGAAATTGTCAGGTGAAGGAATGAAACCCCACCAAGAAGCGGGTGCTTTAGACCACGATATTTTGGAGAAGATCAATGAACTGACGGGGCAGAAGTTGGGTGCTTTAGCGAAATCCAATGCAGTTCAAGCGGGAGCAAGAGCAATGAGAGCAAATATGGAACGGGCATTTGGAGACGCTCTTGCGAAACAACCAACCGGTATGGGAATATACGCCCAAAGTGGAAATGGATTGTATGCTGCCGCCCCTTCAAGTATGGGTGAAGGTTTACACCCTCGGCATAGAATTGTGGGACACCACCACAAGAAAATGATTGAGAAGGGTTCAGTAGGAATGGGAGGTAATCTTCTTGGAATGCCTCCAGCACTAATGTCGCAACCTTATTCTGCCAACTTCCAGTTTGCTTCCAGATTGCCTCCTTACTATGCCAATCAAATCAAACAAGGCGGAGGATTGTATTAAATATTTAGGTAAAAATTAAAATATTCCTTAAATATATAATGTGTGGAAAGTGCGCTTACACAGAAGTGGTGGAGAGTGATTTTGGTCGCTTGATATTGCATTTTGAGACGACGGAAAAACCGTTGTATATAGAATGGTTTGAATATGGATATGCGGGGAGAGTGAAATTGTATGTAGGTGAAAGATACCCGAGACTCAATAAGACACTGAAAAAAAAAGAGACGGAGGAAATACCGTTCTTCTTTATGTAGTTAAATTACAAACAAAGCATACAGGGTTATACAAGAGTTTTGAGGTATTTTTTTAATAATGATCTAATCAATTTATACTTATTATGTTCAAACAGAGAACGGAGTGAAAGCGTGCAATAGTGGCAACCCATATTTCTAAGGTTATAACTCCAATTATCAACATACCAAGAAAGACATTGTGTATCAAACTCATTGCGTAATGCAATTCGCTTTCGTTTTAAACTTTTAATGTAGTCTTCAATCCATTGCGGAAAATCAGGAATGTGATTTTTAAATAATTCGTTCAAATTACCAATATTATCAAACTCAGGAAATAGTTGTCTTACAAAAGCACACTTAGTGCATAATTTTTTACAGAATACTTTACCTTTGGATACAGTAGGTATACAGAATGTTGTTGTTTTGGATTTGCAACCAAAACAACAATCGTAGAACAGATAAGACTTGACTTCATTCCAGAGTTCTGGGACAAACTCGTAAGTCTTTCTCTTGACAATAAACTTTCTTCCGTCGCGTTGTCTTTGAATAGTAGTAAGAGTAGTTTGTTTGAACATTTTGATAAAATAGTTTGATAATAAGGGGGTAATAATTTGATTGTCGGTGTTTTGTTTGAAATAAAAAGTCGTTCAATTTTTTGAAGTTTTCAATTTTTAGGTTTATTCTAACCAAACAATATCACGAGGCAGTTGCATTTTCCAACAGTAATAGAAACAGTCAAAATTGCACGAGGTTTTTTGCTCTACAATTTCGCCGTCCACCATTTTATCAAACTGGATTCGCTTTCTTGGAATGATTATTTGTATGGGGTCTTCTTCATTGGAAAACAATTTGCGGAAATACTGTGTGTTTATTTTGGAGGAAGGCATAATAAGAATGAATGGTTTTTGCAATGCCTTCAATCGTGCTAATACTTCGGGTATTTTTGTGAATGGGGGATTACTTACCACAATATCGCCCAAGTCATTTTCAAAGAAATCAATCGGTTCGTGTATAACTTCAAACCCGAGTTCTCTTAAATACACTCCACTGCTTCCATTGCCATAGAACGGTTCATAAATAACTTTGTCTCTTGGTATAAATTGTTGGATATTCTCCCAAGCATATTTGGGAGTCATATAGTCGTCGTGTTGAGTAAATGTTTTACAACCGAACAATGCCATTTTATAATCTATAATATAATATTAATAGATTATAAAAAATATATTTCAATTTTTAGTTTGCATTATTCTTCTTTCACATAAGTCTTCAACATATTAGCGGAAGAACCCATGTCTTTCATATCACTTTCAATTGCCTTGTTCTGTTTGAGAGTGTCTGCATATTTGTCAGTGAGGTATGTGTGTCTCAATTGATTAATCCCGACCTTCTTGCCGTCAAATAACCGGTTCAATCTCTGGTTCATTTTGACACTGGTCAATGGGTTCATATTCGTATCAAACAGCAACCAGTCAGTGGGATTTATCTTGATCCATTTAGTCAAAATGTTTTTCAGCACAATCGGGATTTTGACAACCTGTTCTCCATAGCATTTAGCAGTCTTATATGAATTGAATACCAATTCAGTCTTACGGAGATAATTGTCTTTGGCAGTATCAATATTCTTGATTTTGAAGTCGCAGTAATCTTTAGCACGGCGTGGGGCAATGAATACACCACCGAGTAGACTCATAATGATAAAGGATTGTATTTCCTGCAAGTCGCTTTGAGTGTAGTGTTTCTTTTTGTATATGAGGTCGCTCTCTCGTTTGAGTTTTGCCCAAAGGTCGCGAACCTGATCGCCTTCAACCCAACTCTCTCTCTGGGTCTCACTTTTTTCTTGTTTATTGATTTCGTGGTTATAATCCTTAATATCGTCAAGCATACGCTCACGGTATTTTTTGTTTTCAGTAATAATGACTAAAGCACTCAAAATGGTTTTTCGTTTGTTGGGAGGAAGGTCCTTTAGGAAATCTAAAATCTTGTCGGTTTGATTAAAATCTGCTAAATGAATATCACCAGCACCGAATACCTTCTTATGCAAATTGCTTAAGATAGAATTGTAAGTAGTAATAGAACTTGCCGATAAATTGGGGCGTTTCTCCTTAATAGTATCTTTTAGAGACATTCGTTATATAATTAAGGGCGATATTTTTAAATCGGTTATTTAGGCGAATAATGCGTTTTTTAATCAAAATCTTAATCTTTGCCTAATATATAAAATGGAGACTAAAATAAATAACCTTGTTGTGAATGGTATGATTACTAGAACGGTTGACTGTGCAGGTAATGGACTGGAGATATTGAATGCGGATTTAGCGTTTGGATTATCTGCTGAAGACAAAGTGATAAATCAATTGTCAAAGAACTTTAATGAGTCAATTAAAAAAACGGATCAGTATTGTAAATACGACGCTTTAGGAGAAACAGGAACTAAATATGAAATCAAGACACGCCGGAATAGAATGAGACAATATCCCGATACTATTATCCCAGTGCATAAAACCACAGTGGAAGGTCGTCTTGTATTCGTGTTTAACTTCACAGATAAACTTGCATATATAGTATATAATGAAACCGACTTTAGAGGGTTTGAAATTAGAGAGATTTCTGCAGTGCGTCGCGGAGGTATTAGAACTACTCTGCCACATTATTGTATACCGGTGGAGAAACTTACAGTCTTGGATATATAATTGGCATAAAATACCCGAAGAAGACCCGAAAATAGCATAATTTAATAGTTAATCGGGTAATTAATACCCATATTATAATATAATAGTATAGGTATAGAGTAATAAAAATATTTTTCTTAAGCGAATCCTTTATATTTGTATTATAATATGCATTTTAAGGGCAGAATTAACTATTATTTAATGCAATTCGGGTCAATATTTAGGGTTATTATATATATTTGTATATAAATATAATGACCGAACCCCTTTTACTCCCAGACGACAGCAGATTTGTAGTATTGCCAGTCAAGTATCCTGACTTGTATGATATGTATAAGAAAGCGGTCTCGTCTTTTTGGGTTAGCGAAGAAGTAGATCTGAGTGGAGACATAAGTGATTGGAACAAACTCACTGATAATGAGAGACACTTCATTTCTCTTATCCTTGCATTCTTTGCTTGTATGGACGGACTTATTAATGAGAACCTCTGTCTACGCTTTATGGGGGAGGTTCAGAACAGTGAGGCACGATTGTTCTACGGTTTCCAAATGGCGATTGAAGGGATACACCAAGAAACCTATGCCAAACTGATTGATTCATATATCAAGACACCTGTAGAGAAGAATAGACTTTTTAATGCAATTGATAATTACCCGTGTGTCCGTAAAAAAGCAGATTGGGTTAAAAAATATATTCAAAGCAGTAGCAACTTTGCTGAACGCCTTGTTGCTTTTATTTGTGTGGAGGGGATTCATTTCAGCGGAGCATTCTGTGCTATATATTGGTTTCGCACTAAAAATCTTTTGAAAGGTCTTTGCTTCTCTAATGAACTCATTAGTAGAGACGAAGCACTCCATACTGAGTTTGGTATTGCATTATATCAAAAACTCAAAACCAAACTAAAACAAGAACAAATACACACCATTATACAAGAAGCAGTTGATATTGAAATTGAGTTCATTTGCGAAGCATTGCCGTGTAGATTGATCGGTATGAACGCAAGTCTAATGACAAAATACATTAAGTTTGTAGCAGACAGAGTTTGCATTCAATTAGGGTGTGATAAACTATATAACATTTCTAACCCTTTTAGTTTTATGGAAAGCATTAGCGTTGAACGTAAATCCAATTTCTTTGAGGTTCGCGTCAGTGAATACGCATTGGCAAATAAACAAATGGATTCTGATTGTTTTGAATTGAATACTGCATTTTAATTTATTTCTTACCTCTCTTTGCCCGCATTGCCTCACCCCACGCCTTTGCCTCGGGAGAACCCTTGACAAATCGTCCCTTGCGTCTCACACCTTGCCCAGTAATTGCCTTGGCAATGTCTTGACCAAGGTCAGCAGGGTTAACACCCACAGTTTTCTCAAATGGAGTTCCAAGAGTATGCAATGCCCGTTGAGTGCCTTGCAAGAAACTCAATAAATCACCACCCTCCATTGGATCAGTAATTGGACTGCGACTTGGAGGACCAGGAATTGCACCACCACTCATTAAATAGTGAATACCTGCGTCAGCAATATGAGGAAGAACTGCTTCACCCACTCGTCCCAAAGTATCCCAGATTCCTTCTCCGTGTAATGCACGGTGAAGCAATCGTTTCCCGTGAGAATGGAGTTCGCGGTTTAAATCGTGCCCGTCAATTCCGATCTCGTGCAGAAGACGGTGTCCGTGTTCTCTCAAACTATCCATAATTCCCATTCCATGGTGAGGTTGAGCATACAATCCTACGCCAAGTAAATGGCGACCCATTGAAAACAGACTATCCAAGAAATCGCCACCACGTAAACCAACACCCAATAAATGACGACCCGTTTCGTATAAATCGTCTATTAAATCACCTCCACTACTGCGAAGCATATTTGCGTGTAGAGGACTTTGCAATACATTGTGAATACCCATATTACTCATTAGACCAGGGTGAGCAAGTCTCGCTAAAGAAGTCATTGCAGGTTTATCCATTTGTGAAATATCAAAAGCACCTCCGTGTAAATGAATCGGTCGTCTCATTATATAATATCTTAGTATATTATTTTCTGTGAAGAAGCACATTTAAATAGAACGACGCACGACGAAATGTTGTCTTAGCAAACTTCCCTGGGTTCTCTACAATCATATTCGCAAAGTCTTCTAAATCTTTTATATGACTATTTGGGTGTTGTTGTTTGAATCTCTTAAATTGATTTGTGAAAGAACCCCATTTTATATCCTCCCAATCAACTGGTTTCAAACCACTTGCACCCATTATTATTTTATTACGCTTCTCACGGTCTTCGTCTGCTTTGTCAAATGCGTCTTCTAATTCAATTTGAGTCATTGCGTAATCTTGTGGATTTGTAGAAGGTATTGAGGGATAATAAGGAATCAACTTTTGTATTTCCCTATGTATTTCAGGAGTCATTTCGGATTCGGGTTGTGCTACTACTTGAATCGGTGGTGGCGGTGCTTGATTTGCCACTGGCATTGGGTCTATTCTTGCAGGAAGTCCTCTTAATCGTCTCACAAAATTGATAATATCTTCTCTCAATCCCAACCCTTCTATAGAATGAGGATTGTATGATTTACTCTTCAATACTCTCGCCTTTTTACCCAATTGCAATCCTCTCAAAATGGAAACAGGGTCTCCTCCCAGTTTTATATCTATTTGATTCTCAGGAACTTTTTGTAATATCTCGTAAGGATTCACAGGTTTGTTTAAAGTAATTATTTGTTTACCACGCTTCCCGAACTCTTGCGCGTGCACCGACCCTTTTGAATGACCTATTGTCGTAAGATTATCTGTTCCGTATTTTGTCTCCGCCTTTCGCTGTGTATCTTCCGCAGTTTTAAAATGACTTCCTTCTTTCTTATTTAATAAACCATAATTCGCATTCTCTATCCAATCTTGCATATCCCAAGATCCTCTATGAACTACAACTGGGTGCTTCTTCTTCTCATTATAATATACTTGCGTAATTGGATTTGAAATATCCCTATCCACTTTATAATCACCATAATCACTCAATTCTTTCTCATACGATTTGTTAAGCAAATCCTTCAATTCTTGGTCTGTCAATGTCTGTTCTGCAGTTGATTCTTGACGGGGTTTCACAAACTCCTTGATTTTATCCCATAATGCACCTCCATGCTCTTCTTCGTCTTCACTGTCGCTCTCGCTATCCGTATTAGATTCACTCTCACTACTGCTTTCTCTCTTTTTCTCGTCTTCGCTTTCGCTCTCACTCTCGCTTTCCGGTTCGGGTTTTTTTAATACAACCGGTTTCTTTGCTGGTATTTTTGATACACCAGTGCCCTCGGGTTTCGGTTCTTTTTTCACAACCGGTTTACGTGAGTTCTTGTAAATACTCATTGGGAACTCCGCGGGTTTGTTTTTTGTTGTATATACAGTATGTTCTCCTCGTTTTGCCTGTTGAAAATAATTCATTATGCGATTACGGTCGGCATTTGAAAAATCCTCCATTTTGGGTAATACCGCCCCACCTTCCGTATTGTGTTTACGTTTTTGGGTTGCTAAACTTCTTGCCTCCGTTGCTGGGTTTGCAAGTTTCCAACCGGTTTTCGTTTTCTTCATAAAAAACGGCGGGATTTCTATTTCTTCTTCAGGTTCTGATAAATCACCACCTCGTGGTCCTAAACTTGCCCTTGCTAATAGTTTCACATTCTCTTCAAATGCTTTTCGTTCTTTCTCTCTATTTGCTTCCAATAATTGATCCAATGCCTTATTCTTTTTATGAGAGAACTTTTGGTGAGGCAATAATTCTTTCACTATTACTTCCGTTTGTTTTTCAATAGAGGGAACTTCCTTCTTCTTGCGTCCTCTACGCTTTTTGGGATTGTGTATTATTCCACTTCCTTCTGTTATTTCAAATGTTATATTCGGCATTATATAATATTTGATTATATTTTTTTCATTTACTTTTTATAATCTACGTCTTGTGTTATAATTGTATTGGGGTCTGCTTTCATAGAACTCTTAAACCACCCTTCGCCCACTTCAATTGGTCGTCGTTTCTCCGGTTCTGCAGACCTAAAAAAATGCTTCAATATCCATTCATTCTTCAAATGGTCAGTTGACTTTGATAAATCCTCAAACAATTCAGTGAAGTTCTCACAATCACTATACAAATGCTTTGTGCGATTCTCATAGGCATTTATATAATGCAAAAATGCTAAACAATACCAACCACACGCCGAGTTCATTAGACTTTGAATATCCTTCGTATTATACGGAATATGACCCATTCCACAAAACTTCAATACCGCCATTGGTGGTGGTTGCCCAAAACTATCAAAATACACTCCCTCTATCTTTCCATTGGGATATCTATTGATTTGAAAACAAGTATAATGAGAACCGTCATTACGCTCTCCCTCTGCATTGTATTCGTCCTCCATATTGATTATATAAGACTTATTGTATTGCAACCTCTTCTTCTCTAATTTGTCTTTGAAATTACAAAACACCAATGGCACGTCCATTCTTTCTGCCAAGTCCCAGATTTGCGTATCACTCAACATTCTATATATTTAAGGAAACAATTTATTTTCTCCTAAATAAACATACACACCAACGCTTCCAAAATGGTATTTCCTTCTCATATATTGCGTCTAATAATTCATTCGGATCTTGCTCTGAAGTAAGCATATATAAGTATTTAAGAAAAAAAGGAATAAACAACCAAAAACCCCAAAAACCCTTTTCTTGCCCGTTTTTGAGGTCCTTCCCTATATAGAAACCGTTTTTTCTTGCCGACCCTAAAATCGGGCAAGAAAAGGGTTTTTGGGGTTTTTGTCTTTTTGCAAGATTGTCCTATATTGATTACTTAGACTTATACAAATTAAAGCATAACCCACCCATAGGTAGTTGCTGTTATATAAGTGCAAAATATTCTCAATGTGTATGACCCAGACCCCATTATTGTGGTTGTTGTTGTTAGTGATACCGAAGGGTATATCGGTTGTGTGCTTGTAATTGTCGTTGTGGTCGTCCCACCAGTTCTACGGAAATTGATTTGCACTCCTAATAGAGAAGCGTCCGCCACGGGGATAGAGACCACCATATTTAAAGTAGGTGCTAATGGGTATACTTGATAAATAGGTGCTGATATTGTCAAAGTTGTTCCCGTTGATAATGGAGCACAACTCACTATATATTGATTTCTCACTTGTAATTGACCGGGGATATAGGTTGTCTCTGTTGCCGTTGCTAAAACCAGTTGATTGCTGGAAGAAATCTTGCTGTTCCAACCAATGCAACAAGACTGATTATATTGTGTGCTTGAATCAAAATCCGCCCCAGTCCCAATACAGATATTTTTTGACCCTGTAGTTATCAGCGAACCACTGTATGCCCCACAACATATGTTGTCCGTTCCCGTGGTTGATCCGTTGCTCAAATAACCGATTCCAATCGTCTGGGCAAACGCCGTTCCGGTTTGTGCTTGCAACGCCCCTGTCCCAATCGCAACCGAATATCGTCCTAAATCATTATTCTGCAATGCATTAACCCCTATACTTACGTTGCTTCTATTTCCAGATAAGTTTTCCGTTGCCAACGAGTTTAACCCTATACCAATTGAATTGTTTGAATTGTTAAATCTCAGTAGGGGAGAAGAAGTTCCAGTATCGTAAATAAACTGTTGCTGATTTGCATTCTGGGTCAAATATATTGGATTCACAAAGTTTTTATTACCAGCAATGGTTTGGTTTGAAACTAAATCTACGTATCCATTTCTAATATCGTTTTGCCCTATCTGCCCTGTTTCATAATTCAATGCATTGAATATTGGTAATATTTTATCCGGGGGTTGGTAATCCGTCATATTATATAATTACCATATAAAATATAACTAAATGCTTCTTCTTATTACCACAAAAGTTGATCCGCCCACCAACCATTGCTTCCTTTTATATGCCTGTCTTTCTCGTGCCTCTTCTTGTATAACGCTCGTCTTTGTAAAGCGTATTCCAAACCTTTTTCACTTTTAAATGTTGGAAAATCCCCATAACCTTTGGCGCCAATATCGCAAATGTGTTTACCATTCTTATCATATACACTGATTTTTTTTTTCGGATCTTTGCTTGGAAATACCTGCACACCCAGTTTCTTTGCTTTTTGGTATGTATATGGTTGGATTTTATAAGGAGATAATCCATTACCTTGCACGTGCTGTTGTTGGTTTGCCTGTTCCTCTTGGAGTTCTGCAATGTGTTCTTCTATATCTACTATTGCTTCATGAGTGTTCTGTTCCTCGCGCTCTAAACCGTCTAATATCTTACCTACTTTGTCAAAATGACGAGATATAACGTCTTCAACTTCAGGCGTTCTTTCAGGTATTTCCATTCCTTTGTTATATTTTTCTTGTAATAGTTGAATACGAGTATTTAATGACTGCTTTTTTGCCAAGAGTTCGTCTCTGCGTTTTGTGAGTCTTTCTATTTCCCGTTGAATATCTTGCATTATATAATATTACAGATTATTTTCTCTATCTTGCTGTGGTGTTTGTGGTAATGGCAAATGGGATATTCTAAACTCCTCTTCTTTCTCTTCCATTTCTGTATCGCGAATTATTTTCAAACAACAACATTGCACTTCCTTGCATTTGGATTTATATGCCATTCCTAAACATTTCAATAAAAACCCTGCAGTCGCTGTTATGAAGAAACTCCAAAATATTCCGTCAAATACACTTGTATCCATTATAATATAAGTGTATATTTATTTAAGTGGAAGAACTCTCAGGGGGGATTTCTGGTTGGGGTTCTGGTTCTGGTTGGGGTTCTGGTTCTGGTTGGGGTTCTGGGGGTGGAGAAGGTTTCACACCTATTTGCGCCAATGCCCACTCTACAACAAATTGATCGTCTGACCCCCATTGACCGTATTCGGGTTGTTCCAAAATCAAATCTTTCACTCTGATTTCACTTCGGTCTTCTGTGAAAAACAAAACACGGATATTTGCACTCGTGCCTAATTTGACTGATTGCACACTGACTTCTGCTAAACTGAATGTAGTTGAGGGACGGGTCTCAATAAAGGGGATAATAGGAATTGCGCTCATTCTGCTATATAATTAAGCAAGATAAAAAAAACCGACTGAATTACCGATTAAATATTACACCAAGCGTATACATTATTGGGAATTGTAAATACTGTTCCACTTGAAATTACGCTACTAAATGCTGGAGAAACACTATAAACTCCGTTTGAGACTCCACCTAAACCCGTGCATGGATTTGTTGCAGGAGCAGTTGTCCAACCTCCTGCTGGAATTACCGGTGTGAATGTAAGTGCTCCTGCACCTACACTCATATTGGTAGAACTTGAAATTATATTAGCAGTGCTTGCTATGCCGGTCACTGTATAATTAGCACCAGCAACTGTGAAAACACTTCCAACTGTAAGAATGCCGGTCACTGTAAATGTATTAGTATTTGTATTTGCTCCTGCCGTTCCTGATATAGAAAATGCAGACCAAGTATTATACCCTGTCATAGTATAATCATTTCCGGCAATTGTTATAACACTATTATATGCTATAGATCCTGTTGAACCTAACCCGGAAAGATTTACTAAAGAAGAACCAATTGTTGTGTTCGCTCCAAGAGTCCCTCCTGTTCCAGCAAATCCTACTCTGCATACCCTAAGAGTGAAGTTTGCATTGTTCCCGTTTGATAATAAACACGCACCAGTTGCGGGGGTTGGAGAAGTGATTGCATATATTTCTTTTGTTGAAGTGCTGGTAGAACTTGGTGTCATTATGACGGCGTATGTTGTTGCATACGACCCAGCAATTCTACGAAATGTTGAAGTTAATCCTAATTGAGATTGGGTGGGAGTTGTCCAATTATTAAAGTTTACAGTATATCCTCCAGAAGTTGCTCCTAATATATATTCTCTATAATATTGTCCTGCTGGAACGTTTGTTGTATTACTTGCAATATAATTGAAATACTCCCAACCGTGTGTGCTAATCTCATTGCAATTCCAATTTGTGCCGTCGCTATTCATACGAACCCACGAGTTAACTGGCACTATCATTGTGCTTGATCCAGATCCATAAACTCCCGCAAATGTTCCCGAACCTATACTAATTGTAATATAAGACGTAGAAGAGGCGGAGTTTTCTAATCTCAAAATACCATTGGAACCATAGATACTGTTTGGACTTGGTAATGTAATGGTATTTGATCCAGTAGAAGTAATAAATAAATTACAGTTCGCATACAATCCTCCTGTGGATAAATCCGTGTTGGTAGAAATAGACAAGGGTATATTGAGGGGTTGAGAACCGGTATCTAAAACTTGCCAATTTGTTCCCCCTGGAGCAAATAGTAATATTTGCGAGACTGGCGGAACTATAAACGTGCTTGTGCCTGTTCCATATTTCTGTGCAAAAGTGCCTGTAGCGACCGACAGTGTTTGCGGATATGTAGAAACGTTTATTATTCTTATTTGAGTATTATGACACTGAGTATCACTTGCAGGAGGAAGACTTATTACCGCTGACTGATTTGAGGCAGTAGTAAATCTGAGAGAACTATCGCAAATAGTATAGTTATTTAAATAACTGAAAGTGGGAGCGTTTACTGCCAAACTGAAAACCGGATTACCAGTTCTATTCCATACTTGCCAATTTGTTCCGTCGCTAAACAGAAAACAATTCACATTAGCAGGAATAGGCAGTGTTGAAGACCCTGACCCATAATCTCCCAAAAAGTTTGAACTATTGTTATTTAATAAATTAATTTGATACTCTCCTTCATTCGCAATTGTAAGGGTTCTATTTGTATACCCAACCGGAGTTGGAATTGTAAATGAATATCCCGGTGCCGAAGAAGTTAGTAATAATGTCGTATCAAAAATCGCCGTATTGGTTGCATACGCCGTGTTATTGCTTGAAAACGAAATCGCATTGAAAAACGGACCAGTTGTGATTACCGAAGAGTTGGCACTTGGGAATGCTATTCTATTACGACAAACCACTGTCTCACTTGCTGTCCCCAACACAATTTCATTATTCGTTGTATTACTTGAAGACGCAGAACCATACCCAATAAGGGTTGTATAATTAGAGTTTGTCCCCAATACCGTATCACTACCTATGACTGTATTATATGACCCATACATTGAGTTTGTAGTCAATCCGTTGTTTCCTGCATAACCGCCGATAAAAGTGTTATTTCTTAAAGGATTCAAAGGAGTTCCTACCCCGTACAAACCAGTGGAATAACCTATTGCCGTGCAGTATGACGAGTTTGTTGTTAGAGAAGCGAGGGAATCCGTCCCAATCGCGACGTTCCCGGCAGATCCATTGGATAAATTATACAGTGAGTTAGAACCCAACGCGACGCAATTTATCACTGCCAGATCATTTGTTATAGATTCTCTCATTGCGCCTACACCAAAAGCGAAATTGCCTTGCGCATTTCCGCTTGTTGAAAACGGTGGCGTGTTTGTTCCCACCGTAAAATTATAGTTGTAATAATCGCCACTAATAAAAGCATTTTGAAATAATACTGGATCGGATTGGTCATATATAACTGGTAAGTTTGGTTGTGTTATTCGCAATGATTTTGTTGTAATTATATTTCCGTTGTCTATATTTTTCAAGTTCAAATTAATATTTGAAGTTCCTGCGCTGTTTCCAGCAGTTAATACTTGACTCAAAGTCGGGGTTGCTCCTCCCGCCGTATACTGTTTTGTCCCGTCTGGAAATTGTATATAATTCGTTGCTGGTGTTCCAGTCATTACGATATTTTGCTGTGCTGTGATTTGCCCTTGAGATACCAATGTCCCAGCAATCGTCTCACTGCCTTGTGAAACAGGATATCTTACAAAATACCCAGTCAAAAATGGAATATCGTCCGTTGTTGTGTTTCCATTTTGAGTATAATCTGCCGGATTGAATATTGGTAATAGTTCTGTTGGTGGTGGGTAATATGCCATATCTATACTGTATATTAAGATTATAAAATATGCTAAACTGACTGATTGGAATATATGTTTAGCACTCCAAAAATAAAATATCTAGGTTAATGTATAGATAATGTCTCGTAAACCCAAAGAAGAAAAACCCATTACTCCTGCATTAAAAGCATGTGGGGTGGTCAATTGGTATGAGAAAATCCCAAAAGATATGTTGGATACACCCGAGAACCCCAATTTTGACCTGCACCATATCAAACTCCCCTTCCGTATGGTTGTGAGTGCTCCTTCCGGTTCTGGTAAATCCAATTTCTTAGTAAATCTGATTCATTTATTCTCACAGGGCAGTAAGGGGACTTTCGCTGATATTACTATTATTACCCGCAACAAAGACGAACCTCTCTACAATTTCCTCACTAAAAAATGCGACCAAATACAAATCAAAGAAGGTCTCCACAATATCCCCCAGTTAGATAAAATGGATAAGAAACTGAATCACTTGGTTTGCTTTGACGATTTGGTTTTAGCAAAAGACCAGTCTGCCATTGAGAACTTCTATATCCGTGCAAGAAAACTGAATTGCTCCGTGGTTTATCTCTCCCAGTCATTTTTTGATATTCCTAAAATGATTCGCAAGAATTGCAACTATATGGTGTTTCTCAAAATCGGCGGTCTTCGGGAAGTCAAAACTATTCTCCGAGATTTCTCTTTAAATTGTTCCAAAGAACAATTAGTCAATATGTATGACTATGCAACCAAGGAGAAACTATCTCCATTTGTTATTGATATTGAGGAGAAAGACGAACAAAAAAAGTTCCGCAAAGGATTCCTTGAATACCTTGACCCAAAACAATACGGCGAAGACGAAAAAGTATAAAAAAATCAGTATTTATATTACAATTACAAATAATATACAAATCAATATAAAGAACAGTATTTTATTGATTTACCTTTGATTTGGTGTTTTTCTCCTCCTGTTTTACTTCTGCACTGCATTCTTTGCAGTATATTTCTTTGCAATTCTCCGATCTATATGAAGTTTCGTAATCACTTACCTGTTCACATATATCACAACGAATACAATTGCCAACAATCTCACAGCAGTCCTCACAGCAGTCGCAATTTTCACAAAATGAATCGCATTCATGGATTTCATTACAATAAGAGCATAATTGAGTTTGAGTCATTTTGAAAATAGTTTGATAATAGTTTGATAATATGATAATTAGGTTGATTGTCCGTGTTTAATTAAGAATAAAAGACCGTTCAATTTTTTGCATTGTGTGTTTGGGTATTGGGTATTGGGTATTGGGCGTTTTGACCCATACTGTCTTTCAAAAAATTGAAGCACTTTTTATTCCAAATGAAACACTGACAACTTCTCATTATCCCCTTATTATCAAACTATTCAACCCTATTCAAACCTATTCAACCCTATTCAACCATATTCAACCCTATTCAATATGACTGAGACTACCAAAATTATTAATACCTGCGAGACTCAACCCTCCATTCCACTCTGTCGCTGTTGCGGTGGTGTAAACTGTGAATGTGTCAAGTGCTTCTATTGTGCAACCTTCACAAAAAAAGAACACTATGCCAACAATGGATTCATAGATCACGGATTTATTCATACCTGTGGAGAGTGTGCTAAAACCACTTGCGGTGCATGTGGTTCGGTTGGTGAACCTGGAGAGAACTGTGATTGTGTCTTGTGTCTATCCTGCAACAATTGTTGCACTATAGACAATTATGAGGAGGAAGGTTGGTCTTGGGATTCTGTCCAAGGACTTCACTTCTGTAAGGACTGTAAGTAAAGGTAAATAAAATATAAAAAATCATTCTGTATACTGCATTCGTATATTCTTGTATTCTTTGTATTTGTAAATAAGCATTTTTTATTGGTTTAGGAAAAAATAATGTTTCAATAGATTATAGACCAATGGGAAACGCTTGGACGGAACACGTGAGAGAGTTTGCAAAGACTCACAATGTCAGTTATATGTGTGCTTTATCTATGCCTGATTGCAAGGCGTCATATCACAATAAAAGACCCCAGAAACTTACCAAGAAACAAAAGAAGGAAGTTGAGAGTATGGGTGCTGAAGAACAAACCGGAATCGCCAATAGAGAACTCCATGCTAAAGAAGCAGAACACAAACGACGGAGTGAAGTATTGAAGAAGAAGCAAAAGGCGAAAGAAGCAAAAGAGACCGAACAAATGGGTATTGAAGACCAGATCGCCCACCACTTTAGAGAAGACGAAAAACAAATGAAGGATTTATCCAAAGCATTTGAAGAACACAAACAAGCGGAAGAACAAATTGACGCTGGTGCAAAGAAAAAGGCGGGTAGACCTAAAAAATACGCCAGTGCCGAGGAAGCAAAAGAGGCAAAGAAAAAGAAGACGGTTGAAAGCAACCGGAGACGCAGAGCAGAAAAGAAACAAACTGGTAAGGGTGTTCCATTACCACCAACTCCCACTGTCGGTAAAACTGCAAAACCTACTCCCCACCTTACTGAAGTCCCTATTGCTGTTCCTCCTCCTCCACCACCTGTTGAAGTAGTCCCTCCTCCTCCACCTGCACCAAGAACTACCCTACGAAGACGCATGGTGAATGGGGAAGTTGTTTTAGGTAGAGGATTGATCGCCGGGTATTCTGCCGAGTCCGACAACGGTCTCTCTCATATTTACCCCCTTTCTCATACAAACATTCTTAAAATGCTTAAACACCTGATTTAATATCTCAATACCAATTCAATTTTTTGCAACTTCAAAAAATTGAACGACTTTTTATTCCAAGACGAATGAAGACAAATGCCTAATTAAACACAATATTATTCAAACTCTTTATTCAAAATGTTTACTATTCGTCGCTTTGTTCCTATTGGAGTTAATGCTCAAGGTCAAACTACTGGTCGCGTTAAAAATGTAATTAGCGTTGACGCTATTCTTCCAGTTAAACTGGCAATGAACAAGGATTTTCAGAAATACATGAGCAAATATTCTAAGGTTCTTTTCCAGTTGGAAAGACGTGAGAAGCGCTCCTATTTAAAATCGCTTCTTGCCTTAGAACTGAAACAATATTTGAAGACTCTCCGTAAGTTAGAAGGTAAAATGTATCAATATAGATATATTCACAAGTATAATAAAATGCATAAGGGTCATTCGTATGTTCGTCGCGAAGTGATTATGAATGACCCTGTCATATTATCTGAAATGCAAAAATATAAATTACGTATGTTTGGTAAAGAAACAGGTCTTACTCTCGCTCAAGAAATGCGTCTTACTCGGGAGGAGTTCTGGAACTATTTTAGACCCAAAAAACAAGAAGGATACACTATTCGTGTTCGCAAGTTAATTGGAACAATGGATTATTCGCAGTCGGTTATAGGTAAGTTTAGTTATGTAAACCTTAAACATTATGACAAAAAAACAAAAATGGCGACAACGAGAGGACAAAAAGCGGATACTACCTATTCTTGGTTTTGTGAAGGTAGAAAGGGCGGTTGGAAGTTTTTGGGACTTGAATCTGACGAATTAAGACAATTCGCATTAAACAATGGTTGCAAGGGATCTAAACTTAAATACGGAGACTATGCTAATTTTATGCTTAAATTGTAATTGTAATTAAATACCCTTTTTTTCCGAACTTGGATAATCCGTTTGCAAAAAATTGAACGACTTTTTGTTTCAAACAAAATACTGATACACTTCTCATTAAACCATTATTTATTACAAAATCAATCCTTCTTAAAATCAATTATGAGTTCATTCAAAAAACTATATCCTACGGAACGTCAGGCGGAGATTATGCAAATGTCTTATGACGAAAAAGAAGCGTTATGGAGAGAAGTGCGTGATAGAACTTTTGACGGATTTCTTAATAGAGTTTATACAAAATCAGTTCATTACTTTCCTCCAATACCAAAAGGGGTGTATTTACCATTATCATTTGCACTTGTTATTACAAGTGAAAATCATAAACAAAAAATACAACACTTATTGTCTAATGCTTTTGTTGACAATGTCAAGTTTAATGAATTAATTAATGCACAGGTATGTATTGAAGACGGTGATTACATTGCAATAACCGGTGGATTGCGGGACGAGTTCATTGAAGGAAAAATTAGAACGCATTTCACTATTAAAGTTCATAATAAAATACCGAATAACCCACAAATACATTGCTGTATTGACAGTTATGATTTAAAAATATGCAAGTTTACATATTTAGTATCATTTTGAAGAAAATTGAACGCCAAATATTTAGGAAAAAAGTATATAAACATTATATAACTATATCATATAAAGAAAAATGGAAAACCCCGAATCAACCCCAGAAATCAAAGAAGAATCCTACATAACTACCTATATGAGGAATCGTTATAGAGCAGACCCTCAAAGTGCAAGGGCATATCGCAATTCATTACGCTATAAAAAACGGTATGGTTTAGCAGAAGAAGATTTTGAAAAATACGGTAAGCATTTAGCAGACATTGTCAAACTGAAACAAATCGTGGAAACACTACCACCCGAGTTTGTTAAAGAAATTGTCCAACATTACATTTCTCTTTAAATCATTTAGGAAATATATAAATACCTTTTTTTTTGAAAGGTATTTAAAGAAAAACAGAAAATTGAACGAACAAGATATTTAGGAAAAACTGGTATAAAGATTATCTTTGGTATATATATACTTTAGGAAAAAATGCAAACTGTTAATTACGCCACTAAAATGAATACTGGAGATTCGCACACCATAAATGCTGTTGAATATGAAGCGATTGCAAAAAAATGCGATTGTTTTGAATGGATTCCAGATACACCTGTAAAAGTATATTTGGACGTTGATATAAAAAGACCAGTAGAAGACGGAGACATTCTATTGTTAGAAGCACCCCGTATATTAGAAGGATTGAAGGATTGTCTTACCAGATTCTTTGGAGACAATTTTGATATAAATCAAGTGGCAATTACTGAATGTCATTCCTCCCGATTTGTGCCGTATACAAAAACAGAAGAAATTGCAAAATTGTCATTTGGATTTGTAATTAATAATATGATTGCAACCAAATCACAGCAAAAAATATTGGTTGAGAAACTCAATGATTTTGCCAGACAAACAATGGATAAAGACGATATTGATACATTTTACCAGTCGGGCGTGTTTGATTCCTCTCCATATTCTGGAGAAGGAACTTCTCAAAAAATCCGCAGTGTCTACGCTTCAAAACCCAATGAAAACCGTCCAAAACGTCTTATTCAAGGTTCATTTGAACAATCTGTGATTACTGCATTTATACCTCCAGACGCTATTCAACTTGATATTGAAGTTCCTCCCAGAAAAAAACAGAGACTCAATGCCGAAGAACCCCAATCAACAGACACTGCCGAACCCAACCGAAATGTATTCAATATGCTCATTGATCGTGGATTATTGACTCCATACGCACAATCCGGCAAATATGCTGATTGGATACGTATTGGGTGGGCAATCAAAAATGTATTTGACGACAGAACACTATGGCATAGATTTTCCAGATCGGGTGGCAGTGCTTACGACGAATACGAATGCAATAATGTTTGGGATACTATGCAAAAAACAAATGAAGTCGGGTTTGGAACAATCGTTCATTATGCAAAACAAACCAATCCCGAGGCAGTCAAACAGATTTACGCCGAAATCAAAGAACAAAATATATATGAAAAACAACAATTAAAAGAAATGGCAGAGGATAGACAAATTGCATTGTTCTTTCACTCTGTATTTCCAGACAAAGTAATCACTGTGAGAGAACAGACATATATCTACAATGGGATTCACTGGATTAAAACCGACAAAAAATACAGTCATTTACAACATTTTGTATCATTTGAGTTTGTCAATGAAATCAACGCATTCTACACTTATTTTACAAAAAAATATACTTATGTTATGAGCAGAGAAACAGACGAAGAAAAACGAAAACAAATACAAGAAAAGATTACTTATTATGATTGCACAAAGAAAAAAATTGTTCACCTCTTATTTTCCCAACATTTTCGTCAAAACATTGTGAAAGAAATTGTTTTGCTATCTTGCAGTGAAAAGAACGACCTAATTGAGTTTGACCAAAAACCGCATTTGTTTGCGTTCCAAAACTGTGTATTTGATTTGAGAACCCAACAGAAAATCACTCCAAATCCTACTGATTATATTCACCTAACCACTGGGTATGATTATGACGACAATTTTGACATGGCATTGGTTGCTGAACTGGAAGCAGTATTGAAACGTATTCACCCAGACCAAGAAGTATATGATTACTTCTTGACTGTTATGTCAACTGCTTTGACGGGCGATCACCTACAGTATTTTGTGGTATTGACGGGCAAAGGCGGTAATGGCAAGGGCGTTGTTATGAAATTGATTCATAAGACACTCGGCAAGTATTCGTATGTGCTTCCAAATGACGTTCTCACCAATGAAATCAAAAGCGGTCCTAATCCTGCTATTGCCGGGTTGAATGGTTGCAGATTGGCAAGAACAAGCGAACCGAAAAAGAATACTCTGATTCGTTTTGATACAGTCAAAACACTCACAGGAGAAAATGAAATCAGTGCTCGTAATTGCAACTCCAATGATACTCGCTGTTTGTTGAATTGTCTCCTTGTTTTAGAAGTCAATGAATTGGGTGGATTTGACGAAACCGGGGACGCTGTCTACAGACGTGTTCGCAGTATTCCATTTATGACTTCTGCAGTATCACAACAAGACTATGAAGAAGCAGAAGATAAAAAATATTTGAATGTTCTGGATACGTCTTTGGATAGTGAAGAATGGCGTGAAAAATACAAACAGGCATACTTTCATATATTGTTGAAATACTTACCTGCATTCTATTCCAATAAAAAAGACTTACCTCCTATGCCCAAGGCGTGTCAAGACAAAACCAACGAACACCTTGCATTGGGAGACGATATTCACCTCTGGATTGAAACACTATTGGAGGAAGACCCTGATAATTATGAAATTATCCCACTTAAAGACCTCTATGAAATGGTGAAAGATTTGGATACATTTCACGAATTGTCCAAATTACAAAAACGCAAATACAATTATAAGTATTTCACTACGAAAATGCAAGACAATAGGAAACTCAGAAAGTATATTATTGAAAAAGACCAGAGATACAAAGGTAAGGGTGAACAAGTAAAAGGGATTTCACTGGGCGGGTTTAAAATAAGAGAACCTGTTATTCCTGATAATCAACCACAACCACCAAGTCAAAAATAATATCTAACCCTTTATTTGTATAAGTATAAGTAATCAATATAGGACAATTTTGCAAAAAGGCAAAAACCCCAAAAACCCTTTTTTTGCCCGATTT